TCAGTGTATTCAAACTTACTCATTGGATTAAATCCCCTCGTTGATAAATTTTGAAGTTTGCTCAAGAAGCTGTTGTCTTCTTGACTATGTAATGATTATAAGAGAAAATTGTATTAAAAGCAAGATTAATTTTGCGGAATCTAGTGTTTTGCTTAAATTATGATAAACTTAAAATTCACCGTTTAAAATACTGGATTTATTTTTCCAATAGTCTAAAATAGTAACTTTTTGTTTTTGCGCTTTTTTGTATTTAGAACTACTGTCGTCTCCGCCTGAGATTAGCGCATAGCAATCTTTAGTAACTGTGGAAGCTACCGCAAATCCATACTTTTGAAGATGTTCTCCTAATTGTGATCGAGTCATGTCCATCTTGCCAGTGATACATATCTTACGTTTAGGAGTCTGTAGCACTTCATCTACAGATAAATCTTCTTCTAGTTGAAGTGGAAGCGTTTCCACCCATCCTTCATTCTCATCCAACCATGTGAGAATGCTATCAATCGTGCTTGGACCCACACCTTTAATCTCGGTAACTTCAACATCTCGTAGATTATGAAATCTCGAAATGTGGCGGGTAATGAGTTTTGCAGCTCTTTTTCCGACTCCTGGAATACCAAGAGCAGCAAGTACGAGTGAATAGGGCTTAGTTTTAGTTCGCTCGATTTCTTCTTCAATTTTTGCCCCGTTTGCACCAAGTATATCCCAGTTAGGATTGTCAAATAAATCAACTGGGTGCATTAACTTTAATTTCCTTACACTTGCTGGGCCAAGTCCTTTGATATCTAGTGTTTTTATAAAGTGTTCCAAAACTTTAGTAGAGTTTGCACGATCAGAGAAAAGTTTTGGTCCGACTCGTTTTAGTTTACAATCAACACTCTCTTCAGCATGTTTCTTAGTAATCTTTAAATTATGCGGAGAATGTTCAATCACTCGTAAAAATTTAGGTATAACACCACCAGCCCGTTCAATCTCAATACGGTCACCAAAGCCTAAATTATGGCTTTCGATCTGTTCTATGTTGTGAAGGGTAACTCGGGAGATAGTAGCGTCGTCAAGCACTACAGGGTCAACCACACCTGTCGGAGAAACAACTCCAGTGCGACCAACTGTCCATAGCACTTCTTTTAGTGTAGTCACTGCCGTAATAGTTTCTCGACTTTTAAGTGCGACTGCAAATCGAGGATATTTTGAAGTATATCCTAAATTTTGACACTTTTGCCAGTCATTACAACGATAAACTACACCATCACACGGATAATCCCATGCAGCATCGTCAAGCACTGTAAAGAATCCCATGTTCTGTAGTATGTTGATCTTGTTAGTATAGTTCATTGTAAACGAAAGTATATCGTGTGCAATGAATTTGATATTTCTTTCTTTAAACTCTGATGGCGATTTTAAGCCTAACGCACCACTGACATAATTGCGAAAGTTTTCAACATCGTTGTCTGTGACACACTCGCCATTAATTACGATTTGTGCGTGATCGGTAGAGATTTTTTGAGGGATGTTGGCAATTTCTCGTGCGAGTTCTGTGACGTCATCGCCTCGATCTCCATTTCCTCGAGTGAGTGCCAAATGCATCTTTCCAGCTTTGTAAATAATAGTAAGATTCGTACCATCAATCTTTGGGGTCCGGACATCCATCCACTCATCTAATTCGTCCTTTTCATATATTTTTCTTAGAGAATAAAGGGTATAAGGGTGACTTACTTTACCAGCAGCTCCACCTACTTTCAACGTTGGGGAATCCGAGTCTCGCCAACCTTGCGCTTTCTCCATTGCTTCAAGCTTGTCATAAGCTTCATCCCACGCTGCATCGGAGATGCTTGGCGTGGATAGATCATAATATTTACGGGAATGCTCAAGAACGTAGTTCTTTAACTGGGGGTAGTTCATGCCTAAAATCCTTGTTAGAGATATAATTTAGCACAAATGAAGGGCATTAGCAAGAATTTTTTAAAAAATTAATAAGGATTTTGTTTTTCAAGTTCTTTAATTAAGTCTTCTAAATACCATTTAGCTTTCATTAAATCTTGTATTTGAAGATTCACGTCATGTTTATTTTTTAAGTTATAACGAGAAACATACTTAACTACGTTAGCTTGATTCCAATTCATGTCCCAAGACTTAATATATTTTGTAGTTTCAATGCCTTTATTATAATGTGGGGGGTGATTTACAACGTCAGCCATACTTGAGTGTTTACTTTGCATAGCAGCTTTTTCGCTCATTGCAGCTGCCCCAATCGGACCTTGTACTTTTGATTTTGCTACAGGTTTACCCCAAAGATCAGCCGGTACGTCTTCTCTGACAGGATAAACTTCACCAGTGGTTTTCATACTTCCTCCTCCTGCTCCTCTACGAGCCATATAATCCCAGTATGGTTCTCTGATAGTTGTTTTCATGTTAAAATTTGCTTCTTGACCATACATGTAGTTTGCTTTAGTTGACATCTAGTTTATCCTTAATCGCTGTTAACAATTTAAACAAATTTTCCTTTTTGTTTAAATTTGTTCCTTCAACTTGAATTTCTAACAAATCTTCTAAATCACGAAGCATAACTTTTACTGTTTGTCCTTTTTCTACTTCGTTAGTCTCAGGTTTTTCATAAATTTTTAACTGAACTAATTTACTGATAACACTACGATAACCTTTTCCAAAGTGTTTGGCAAGTTCATGTACATCTTTAATGCTATCTTTTGTATATAAAGAAATTAATTCATTTTCCTGATCATCACTCCAAGCTTTAACGCTCATCATTTTCTCCAAACTCAAATTCGATTTGAGTAGAATGCACGAATCTTTTACTAACTTCTTCCGCTGCTTCTTCAAGGAGGGGTAATAAAGAGCAAACTTCATCTGCGGGTAGTGCAAAACCACTCTTTGTCGGAAACCACTGTCCTGTGTCACCGTCCATTGCATATTCTCTGATATGTAAGTATAAATTTTCTCTAAATTCGTTAACAGTTACTTTAACAGCATTTCCATTATTTTTATGAAATGCAGTTCCATAGTCTTTATTCATTATTTTGTTTCGACTGTTGAATCCATTTCAGTAACAACCATCGTTGTTTTTTCTACTTTAGAAGAGCCAGAACTAAGACTTTTCCATCTATCGACGGCTTCTTCAATTGCTGCACCACTATTTCCGTTAACTTTTAAATATTCTCTTAAAGTGCCTTCTGAATTAAATATTTTAAGTTTATCATCACTAATTTTCATCTAAATACTCCTTAAGTGTCCCGCCTTCTACAGGACGATTTATGTAATCTTTACCCATAATGTATAGATTTTTATCTTTATTATTTAATTGTTGTACCCAATCATTATAACAATTTTTAACACCTTGTAAACCTCTTAAGTAATGTGCATTAACAGTATGAAATGCATTACTCCACCATATTACTTGAGTGCCTTTATTAGAAATTTTATTAGTTAATTTTTCTGGATTTTCACAAATATCACAGTGAATATACCTATGCTCAAGAATTTTATAATCTTGCCAATGATTTTTAAGAGTCTTTTCTGACCCCCAATAATTTAATTCTCTTATCCATAGATCATCCGGGGTTTCATTCTCTGTCCTAGTCCCTGCAGTTTCATTTATGGAATATTTTGATTTTGCCCATTGAATAAATCGTGGATAATCTTCTCCATCCCAATGCTCTAACAACATACGCTTATACGCTAAAGCTTGTTTACTATAATCAAAGTAAGTAACTTTAGTAGTGTCCTTAAAACCGAATTTATTTAAAATAAAATTAGGTTTAAATGCTGCTGCAACAGAATAAATGTGATCAATTGATTCGTTTAACTTAACATACTTTAAATCTTGATATCCCTCAGTATTCCACAAAAATACGCATGTAGGAGCGTACGTAACTATATTATTAATCCAGTATAGCTGCCTATTTAATTCTTCTGCACTTTTGTTAGGGTACACATATTGCTTTTGTTCACGTATTTTAGGGTGAAAATTATATACAGTTAAACCGTTTTCTAAACTTTTGTTAATAAAATTCCAACCATCTACAAGAGGTGTGCATACTAAAGTTTCGTCTGTCGGTTTGAGAGTTAAAGGGGTATAATCATCGTGTATGTCATGCACACTTCTAATTGCTTTAGAAATGTTTACAGATTCTTTTTGGTTTTTACTACCGTACACAGGTTTATCAAATTTTTTGTAATAGTCTAAATTAACAAGCAAACATTGTTTATGAAGACCATAGTACCCATCACCCTCTGGGTGTGCAGAGTTTGGGTTTTGTTTGTCCATTATATGACCTGTGATAAAAAAATTATGAGAGTCCATCCATTTTTCTAATAAATTAAAAAAATGTGCCTCTTTTATTAAATGTCCTACACAGTGAATCAAGCAGTATTTTTTATCTTCTTCTAAAGCTTTATCTAAAATTTCATTTACAGAGGTTCCGGATAGAATTTTACCAAAATATTTAAACCTTGTAAAAAATTCAGTTAATTCTTTTGATTTTTGAGCAGCTGTTGGATTAGGGATTACAGAGGAATCGTCAAGAATTCCAACTATGTAATGTTTATTTACTCCCATTTTTCTCGTAACTGTTTTCAACTAATTTTTTCCATTTATCATTAGATTTATAGTTTCCATGAATTATAATA